CGCGTCGGCCGAGCAGCGGTTGGCGTTGCTGGCCGGCTTGGTTGATACGGACGGCCATGTATCGACGGGGTGCATTGCGATTGCGCAGTCCCGCGAGGCGCTGCTGGACGATATTATCCGGCTGGCGCATGGGCTGGGGTTTAAGGCCAGCAAGCGTTATACGCCGGTCAACCTTAATGGCAAGATTTGCCCCGCCTGGAGATGTCAGATCGGGGGTGACATAGACATACTCCCTCTGAAGGTCGTGCGTAAGCGGGATGCTGCGCGTGTCGTTAAAAACAAGGATTGGCGACGCACGCGAGTGGACATAGAAGAAATTGGCGTTGGCGCGTATTACGGCTTTGAACTCGACGGCGATCATCTCTTTATGCTGGCGGACGGAACGGTGACACACAATAGCCGATCCTTCGCCAAGATGGCGGCGGTACATGGTTTGCGCTGTGCCCAGGCGAAGCAATCGGGGGTGATTGTCTGTGGCCGGGAATTTCAAAACTCGCTTGATGAAAGCTCAATGGCGGAGGTCAAGCAGGCTATTGAGAGTGAGCCGTGGCTGGCTAAGAATTATGAGATTGGAGAGAAGTATATACGAACAAGGGATGGACGAATTGATTTTACCTTTGTTGGTCTTCGTCGAAACATCGAAAGCGTTAAATCGACAGCAAGAATCAGGTTGCTCTGGGTCGATGAGGCCGAGCCGGTCAGTGAGGTGGCGTGGCAGAAAGCTATCCCGACTGTTCGTGAGGAAGGTGCTGAGATCTGGGTTACCTGGAACCCTGAGAGGCGGGCCAGCGCGACCAACCAACGCTTCCGGATCAACCCGCCGCTCGACAGCAAGATCGTCGAGGTAAACTACAAGGACAATCCTTGGTTCCCAACCGTTCTGGAGCAAATAAGGGCGGAGGACGAGAGGGTCCGGCCGGAGCAATATGGCCATGTGTGGCTCGGGCATTATGCTTCGGCGCATGTGGGTGCGTACTTCGCCCGGCATTTGAACGAGGCGCAGGAAGAAGGGCGGATCTCCAAGGTCATGCGCGACCCGTTGTTGCCGATCCGGGCGTATTGCGACCTTGGGGGGACGGGAGCAAAGAGCGATGCTTTTGCCGCCTGGGTCTGCCAGTTCGTCGGCCGCGAAGTACGAGTCCTGGACTATTACGAGGCTGTCGGAGAACCATTGGCGGTACACATTCAATGGCTACGAGACGGCGGCTGGGGCAAGGCCGATATCTACCTTCCGCACGATGGCGCAACCCACGATCGGATCTACGACGTTTCTTTTGAAAGCGCCTTCCGGCAAGCCGGGTTCAAGGTCGAGGTGATCCCGAACCAGGGCCGCGGCGCGGCCAAGATGCGGATCGAGGCGGCCCGGCGGTTGTTCCCGAGCGTCTGGTTCAACAAGGAGACCACCGAGAGCGGCCGGGATGCGCTCGGTTGGTATCACGAGAAGAAGAGTGAAGACGTGCGGGATGTCGGCCTGGGGCCGGACCATGATTGGAGCAGTCATGGCGCGGACGCTTTCGGGCTCTTGGCGGTCGGCTACGAGACGCCGCAGGGCCGGCCGCAGAAGCTGAAGTATCAACGATTGGGGATCACATGAGTGCCAGCGACACCGCGATGCTGCAGGGATTGATCGAGCGGATCGAGAGGCTTGAGGCCCAAGTGAAGGAATTGCTGGAGGCGCGCCAGGGCCGGGAAATGCAGCAGGAGCTTTACGGCGCCGAGCAGCCGAACCACACCGAAGAGCGCGAGGCGCGGCGTGGTCCGGGCCGGCCGCCCGGATCAACGACAGGGCCGCGCTGATGCCGCTTAAGCGCGGTGCCGGCAAGAAGGCGATTTCGTCCAACATCCGGACAGAGATTGCTGCCGGCAAGCCGCAGAAGCAGGCGGTGGCGATTGCCCTGGACGTGGCGCGGCGTAGCAAGCAGAAAAAGAAATGAGCGATTACACGATCCGCGGCAGCGCCTTTGCCGACGACATCCGTGGGCGGGGCCGCGGCTCCTCCGAGCGCACCCGCGAGGTTATCGAGCAGGGCCTCGACCTGGACGAATTGGAGGAGGAGCGGGTCAAGGCGATCATCGGGCAGGAGCTGGACGAGGCGCTGGGCCAGGATGGCGGGGAGTTATCGAATGCCCGCCTGGAGGCGCTGAGATATTACAGCGGCGAGCCGTTCGGTAACGAGGTCGCCGACCGTTCCCAGGTCGTCATGCGCACCGTCCTGGAGGCGGTGGAGTGGGTGTTGCCGGCATTGATCCGGATCTTCACGGCATCGGAGAAGATCTGCATCGTCGAGCCGCCGCGGCCGGGGATGGAGGAAGATGCTAAACAAGCGACGGATTACCTGAACTACATTTTTTATAGGGATGGTCAGAACGAAGGCTTTCTGCTCCTGCACGATTGGTTTAAGGATGCCCTCCTGGAGCGCCTGGGATGGGTTAAGTTTTACTGGGACACCCAGAAGACCACCGAGACGGAGACGTATACCGGTCTGACGCAGGAGCAGTACGACGAGCTCCTCGGCGACGACGAGGATGTCGAGGTTCTGAAGCTGGAGCGGTATCCCCAGAAAGCCGACTCGTTCAATCTCGATCGGCCGCAAGCCCCGGTCCCCGCGGAGGCGGGGATGCCGGCGGCGAACGCGATGCCTTCGGGGCCGCCGTCAGCTGTTCCGCCTGCTGTGCCATCTGCTTTCGGGCCGCCTCCAATGCCCGCCGCGCCTGGGCCAGCGCCTGGCCTGCCTCCTCCAGGCCTGATGGCACCGGGAGCCCCTTCAGGTGGAGCAGGTCCAGGGCCACCTCTACCCCCCTCGTTGCCGTTGCCAGGTCCAGCGCTGCCTCCTCCAGGAGTTCTGCTGCCGAGCGGTCCGCCATTGCCGCCTCCTGAAATTGAGCTGTACGACTGCACCTTACGGGTCACCCGTGAATACGGCTATGTCCGGATCGTCAACGTGCCGCCTGAGGAGGTGCTGTTCTCTAAGCGCGCCAAGCGCGGCGACATCCCGTTTCTGTCGCATCGCCGGTCCTGGACGTACAGCGACCTGATCCAGCAGGGTTACGACAAGGATTGTCTGGATTTGGTGCCGATGGACGACAGCGCCGAATACACCCAAGAGCGCATGGAGCGGCTGGGCGGCGGCAACTGGTCCGGCAGCGAGCGCAAGAGGGGCGATAGCGGCCGGGAGATCTGGGTCGAGGAGAATTATGTCACCCTGAACATCGACGAGGACGCGCCGACATCGGAACTGTACCGGGTGATGACCGCCGGTGGTGGCAAGGTCATTCTGACAAAGAACGATAAGCCCCTCGTCGAGTGCGTCGACGAGATCCCGTTTGTGTCGATCTGCCCGATCCCGGCTAGTCACAAGCTGGTCGGGCAGAGCCTGGCCGATCTGACGATGGATCTGCAGTTGATTAAATCGACTTTGATCCGGCAGATGATCGACAATGCCTTTCTGTCGAACTGGCCGCGCATCGAAGTGGCGGACGACAGCGTCAACGAGAACACCTACGACGATCTTTTGACCCTGCGCCCGGGCGGGGTGGTGAGGTCGCGGCGCCTGGGCGGCATCCAGCCGATGATGATCCCGTTCACCGCCGATAAGACCTTCCCCCTGGTCGAGTACCTCGACCAGACGCAGGAAGTCAGGACGGGTGTCGCCCGGCACAACCAGGGGATCAACCCGGACGATCTGAACAAGACCGCCACCGGGGTCAGCCTCTTGCAGCAGGCGGCGGCTCAGCGGGTCGAGCTGTTCGCCCGCATCTTCGCGCACGGGGTCGAGGAGTTGCTGCGCGGGGTGATGCGGCTGGTTCGGAAGAACCAGCAGCAGGAGCGCATGATCCGGGTGACCGGTGGCTGGCTCAACACCAACCCCCGGGAATGGCGGCAAGAGATGCCGGTCACGGTGAGCGTGGGTTTGGGCACGGGAAACCGGGACCAGATCCTGGCGCACCTGATGCAGATCATCGGCCGCATCGTCAGCCGAGTCGGCCGGCGCATCGATGAACATTCACCGATGGTCGACGCCCGCCTTCCCGACGGTTCCCGTGTCAACGCGATCATTCCGCCTCT